TCCCGGCGCTGGGTGTGGACCCGGCCGAGGGACCAACGGAGGTGGCACGTGGACGGGGTCTGAACGTCGAGGTGCGGCCCTTCGGTCTCGCGGCGGCGCATGACATCCGTGACCGCCGGGGTCGGCAGGGGCTCATCATCGCCAACCACGTCCTGGCCCACGTCGAGGATGTGGGTGACATGCTGGCCGGCATCTCGGCCCTGCTCGCCGACGACGGCGTCGCCATGGTCGAGGTGCAGTACCTGCCCGACCTGCTGGTCAACAACGCGTTTGACCTCGTCTATCACGAGCATCGCAACTTCTTCTCCCTCACGTCGCTGGAGTTGGCGGCGGGTCGGCACGGCCTGTATGTCGTGGACGCGGAGCTCACCGATCGGCAAGGCGGGTCGGTGCGGGTCACGCTGTCGAAGGTCAACGTGGGTTCGGTGCCGAGGGTGGACGCGATCCGCGGGTCAGAGATGTGGCTCGACGACTTCTCCGCATACGCCGGGATGCAGGGCCGGGCGGAGCGGATCCGCTGGCGGCTGACGAATCTGGTGTGGTCGCAGCCCGGCGAGGTTGTGGTGTACGGGGCGGCAGCCAAGACGACGACGCTGCTCAACTTCTGCGGTCTGGCTGTCGGCGCCATCTCGTACTGTGTCGACTCGACGGCGGCGAAGCAGGGCCGGCACATTCCCGGCACCGGCATCCCGATCCGGAAGGTCGCCATCGTCAAGCCGCAGGGGCTCACCTACCTGCTCGGCGCGTGGAACTACGCCCGCCCGATCATGGCAGCCAACCCGGGCCAGCGGTGGATTGTGCCGTTCCCGGCACCGATCCTGCTTGGGGACGCGTGAGGATCACCGTCGTGATCCCGACCCATCCGGGGCGGGAGGATCTTCTCAAGCGCGCAGTTGCGTCGGCGTTGAATCAGACCCTGCCGGCCGCGGTGCACGTCGAGATGGACGTCTCACGGACCGGCGCGGCGGCCACCCGCAACCGGGCGCTGGAACAGGTCGAAACGGACTGGGTCGCGTTCCTCGACTCCGACGACGAGTTCAAACCGAACCATCTGCGGGCCTGCGCCCGTCACGCCGGCCTGGCCGGCGCGGACGTGGTCTACCCCGGATACGACACGGTCGGAGCGGATCCGCTCGGGTGTTTCGGCATGACGTTCGACGGCGACCTTCTGCGGGGGCGCAACTACATCCCGGTCACGACCTTGTGCCGCACCGACCTGGTGCGGAAGGTGGGCGGGTTCCAGCCACACCCGGACGAGAACGGTGATCCCTGCGAGGACTGGGGTCTGTGGCTGGCGCTGCTTGACGCCGGGGCGGCGTTCTCCCATCTGCCGCAGCGGACCTGGATCTGGCGAACCACCGGAGGAACGAGGGGCCGTGCTCGAGATTGACGGCGTGAAGTACGAGCTCACTATCACCGGTGAGGCCACCATTATCCGCGGGCCGCTGGGTCGGTTCCTCGACCTGGCCGAACAGATTCAATCCGAAGGCCTGACCGTGCCGGCCGAGATCCTTGCCGTGCTCGACAAGCTGCAACAACCCCAGGAGGACTGAATGGCTGTCGGTCTGCACTCGGTCAACTTGGCAAACAAGTGGCTGGACATGTTGGCGGGTACGGCGTTCACGGCGCCGTCGTCGGCGAACGTCAAACTACACACCGCCGACCCGGGCTCGGCGGGTACGACCGCCGCCAGCGCGGAGACGACCCGCAAGGCGCTGACGTGGTCGGCCGCTTCGGCTGGGTCGAAGGCGATCGCGGCCACCCTGCCGTCGTGGACGTCGTGGGCTGCTGGCACGGAGACGATCTCGCACATGACCGTGTGGGACAACATCTCGGCCGGCAACTTCCTCTACTCGTTCGCGCTGACGGCCAGCAAGTCTGTCGCCAACGGCGACACCCTGAACCTGACCGCCCACACGATCTCGTTCACGCCAGTGGCCGCATAGGCGGAATTGGGGAGCCATGGCCTTCCCCACCATTCCCACCACCGGTGCAAACACGCTCATCGCGTCCGTTCAAGGGACGGCGACAACAACCCATACATTCGCCAGCCTGACAACACTCGACAATGCGTCAGGTGACCTGCTCATCGCAGTCATTGTTCTCTACCAAGCCAGCGCCACGGGCAACGCCTTTTCGTCGTGGGGTGGTGGGTTCACCGAATTCGGTGATAGCTCGTCGGCGACGGACCCTTCGATGGCGATGGGTTGCGCCTACAAGATCAGTGACGGCACCGAGACAGGCACGTTCACTGTCACGTCATCGATATCGGGCCGCTCCGCAATGTTCCTCATGTCGGTCAAGAACTGGCACGGGACCACCATCCCCGAAGTCGCGTTTAGTGCGGCCACGACGACGACAGCACAAGACCCACCCAACCTTGATCCAGCCGGCTGGGGTGCTGAGGACACGCTTTGGATCGCGGTCGCCGCCGGTGGACAGACGTCCCTGACGGGATCGTGGGGCGGCATCACGTCTGCCCCGGCCAGCTACACCGACTATGCCGAATCGTCAATCGCCGGCGGCGACGTCATCGGTGCATGTCAGATCGCAGTGGCGTTCTTCGGCAACAACGTAACGGCTGAAAACCCCGGCTCATTCACGACCGACACGTCACCTGAGATTGAACGGGCAGCAACCATTGCGGTCCGGCCGGTCCGGGCTCCGGTAGAGATCGCCGGAAACTCGACGATCACCGCGACCGAGACCGGAACCATCGCAGTCGACCACACCGTCGACGGCGCTCGCGCGATCACGGCGGCGGAAACCGGGACAATCGCCGTCGACCACACGGTGGACGGAACCCGGCCAACCACCGTCACGCTGGCCGGGACGATCACCGCCGACCATATGGTGGATGGCACTCGAGCCATCACAGCGACCGAGACGGGCACCATCGCAGTCGACCACACGGTGGACGGTTCGCGGCCCACCACGGTCACACTCTCTGGGACCATCACCGCCGACCACACGGTCGACGGCACCCGACCGGTTACCGCCACCATCACCGGCGACGCTGATGTGGTCCCCGGCGGCGCCGGGTCGCAGGTCGACGTGGACGGCGCGCTGGCCGTAACCGCCAGCGCTACCGGAACGATCGCCGCCGACCATGCCGTGTCGGGCTCGCTGGCGGTGGCGGCTGGGCTGGCCGGGGATGCGACGGTCACCGGTGCAGGCGCCGTCGTCGAGGTCGACGGCTCGCTGAGCATCCTTGTCACGTTCACCTCCGAACCGCCCGTCGGTCGGGAACTGCCGCACGTGGCATCCACGGCATGGGGCTCATATGCGGGCTCAACCCCCGCCGGATCGCAAGGATCAGCCACCGAACGGGTCCTTGTCGCCGCCAGCACCGATACGCCCACCTACACCGCATCGACCGCCCGGGGGGTGTTGTGACCACACGCGACGTCGGCGACCGGGTCAACGTGCAGTACCTGTCCTACAACGGTTCCGGGGTGCTCACCAACGCAACCGTGGTGCTCACCGTCACCGACCCGGCCGGGGCCATCACCACCCCGACCGTCACGAACACGTCCACCGGCCAGTACGACGCGTCGTTCACCCTCGCCACCGCCGGACTGTGGTCGTGGGTATGGACCGTGTCCGGCGCCGTGGTCGACGTCGCCAGCGACAACGTGTTCGCCGCCAGCCCCGCCGCGCCCACCTACGCCACCCTGTCCGAGTTCAAGTCCTACATCGGCCTCACCGACACTGTGGACGACGCGAAGCTGCAGGACGCTCTGGTGTCCGCCTCGCGCGGCATCGAGCACTTCTGCCGGCGCGCGTTCTGGCCCACGCTGACCGCCACGGCCCGGGTGTTCAGCCCCCGCGCCGGCTGGCTCGCCGTCGTCGACGACTTCTGGACCTCCACCGGGCTGATCGTGAAAATCGACAGCAGCGACAGCGGCACCTACGCCACCACGCTCACGAGCACCGACTACAGCCTCGAGCCGGTAAACAACATCGTCGACGGCGAGCAGGGCTGGCCCTACTACCGCCTCGTCGCCGTCAACCGCTCATGGCCGTGCGGGGCCCGGCCGAGCCTACAGGTCACCGCCAAGTGGGGTTGGGCGGCCACGCCCGGCCCGGTGAAGCAGGCATGCATCTACCTGGCCGAGGAGACGTTCAAGCTGAAGGACTCCCCGTTCGGGGTGGGTGGCTACAGCCAGTTCGGCATCATCCGGGTGCGTGACAATCCGATGGCGGCGCGGATGCTGGCCCCCTACCAACGCGACCCGGTGTTGATGGCCTGATGGCCGACATCAAAGCCATCCGCGACCGGCTGAAAAGCCGACTGGCGACGGTGACGGGGCTGCGCACGTATGACGTGGTGCCGGACACGCTCACCCCACCGGCCGCGATCGTCGCCCCCATGTCGGCGGGCCTGGCCACCGTCGTCACCATGGACGGCTCCCTGGATCTGGAGTTCGTGGTGTTGGTGCTGGTGCAGAAGGTGTCCGACCGCGGCAGCCAGGACGCCTTGGACACATACCTGTCTTCCGGCGCGAGTGAGATCCGCGCCGCCCTCGACTCCGGGTCGACCGCCGACTGGCATTACGCGGTGACCGGCCAGAGCCGTAACTACGGCGAGTTCGACTGGGGAACGGGTGACGCCGCGGTGCGCTATCTCGGCTTCGAGATCCCGGTGACGGTCGCCGCATGAGGTGGGTTGTCGCGGCACCCGGACCCGCCTTCTCGGTGCATGACACCTACGTCGGTTGGGTTGAGGCGCTGCGCGGGCACGGTCAGGACGTGCACACCTACAACCTGGAAGAGCGCCTCGCCTTCTACGGCTCCGCGCTGCGGCAGACCAGCGAGCACACCTTCGAGAAGTTCCTGACCCCGGAGCAGTCCTACGAGCTCGCCATCAACGGCCTCTACTCGATGCTGTACCAGGCGTGGCCGGATGTGCTGATGGTCGTGTCCGGGTTCTTCGTCCCGCCGAAGGTGTTGGACCGGGCACGGCGGAGCCGGACCCGTATCGTCGTCCTGCACACCGAAAGCCCATACGAGGATCAGCGCCAGATGGAGTTGGCGCAGTACGCCGACGTGAACCTGATCGACGACCCGACCAACATCGACGCGTTCCGGCAGATCGCACCCACCTGGTACATGCCGAAGGCGTACCGGCCGGGCCTGCACAATCCCGGCCCGGCGGTGGAGGGCCTGGAATGCGACCTCGCGTTCGTCGGCACCGGCTACCCGTCGCGGGTCAGCTTCTTCGAGGCGATGGACCTGTCCGGGCTGGATGTGCTGCTGGCCGGGAACTGGGCCAGCGTCGACGAGGCCTCGCCGCTGTTCCCGTATCTGGCGCATGGGCCGCAGGAGTGTCTGGACAACGCCCGCACCGTCGACGTGTACCGGTCGGCAAAGGTCGGGCTGAACCTGTACCGGCGCGAGGCGCAGTACCCCGACCCGGAACCGATGGCCGGCTGGTCGATGGGGCCGCGCGAGTTGGAGATGGCCGCGGTCGGTCTGTTCTTCCTGCGCGATCCCCGCGGCGAGGGTGACGAGGTACTGGACATGCTGCCCACGTTCTCCTCGCCGCAGGAGGCGTCGGAGTTGGTGCGCTACTGGCTGACCCGTCCGGATGAGCGGGCGGTGTTGGCGCATAAGGCCCGTGAGGCGATCGCCGATCGGACGTTTGAGAAGCACGCGGCGGCCCTGCTGCGTGTGCTGGACACCTAGAAGGGGTGGGTTCAATTGGCCAGACTGGCTGGCAGGCAAGGGCGCATCTACATGGCGCTCACATCGGGTGGCGTTGCTCAGCCAGTCGCCTATCAGGCGTCGTGGTCGCTGAACTTCACCACCAACAAGATTGACGTTACGGCGTTCGGCGACGCCACAAAAACCTACGTCGCCGGCCTGCCGGATGCGTCGGGACAGTTCGCCGGGTTCTACGACGACGCCTCGGTGCAGACCTACACCGCCGCGACGGACGGTGTGGCGAGAGCCTTCTACCTGTACCCAACGACGAACAACACCGCCCAGTACTTCTGGGGCACGGTGCTGCCGGACATGACGATCGACTCGACGGTGGACGGCGCGATCGCCGTGTCGGCGTCGTTTGCCGCGGCGTCGCCGATCCTGAAGGTCGGCTAGTTGTCCCGGCTGAGGCTGTCCGACGCCGACCGCGAGCGGCTGGGGTGTCCCGAGTTCCTGGCCAATCCGCTCGACACGGTCACCGTGCGCGAGGCGATGGAGTTGCAGAAGCTCGGATACACCACGCCGCAGATGTTGGCCAAGGCGTTGACCGCCCGCGAGGAGGGGCCGGACTATGCGGCGTGGACCGCGTTCGTCTGGCTGGCCCTTCGTCGCGGCGGGGTCGAGTGTGACGCGGCGACGTTGGACTTCGACATCGTCTCGATGGCGATTCTCGCCGACGACGAGCCGGTCGAGCCGAAGGTGCAGTCGGGAAAAGCACCGGCCCGCGAGGGCTCGACGAGCTCTCCGACGAAGAACTCGACGCGTGGCGGGACGTCCGGGGAGAGGTTGATTCTTACCGACTCCCTTTCCTGATCCACATTCCGGGTCTGCGCTGGTCTGACGTGGACGAGTTGCCGTTCTGGCTGTACGAGCAGTGCAAGGACTTTGTCGACGTGAAGACGAGGCGGTTCTGATGCTGCACGGCGACGTGGGCGGCAGGGCCGAGTTGCGGCACGTGCAGGGGCTGTTGCTTGGGTCTGGCGTGGATCTGGAGAAGCGTCTGCTGGCGGAGACCCGCAAGGCGTTGCGGCCCACCCAGGCAGAGGTGAAGGCGTCGGCCGCCCGGCTGCCGTCGGGCTATGCGCCGACCATGGCCAGGTCGGTGCGGGCAGCGACACGGGTGACGGCCAGCGCTGACGGAGTCCGTGGCCAGGTGCGGGTCTCGGCGAGGGGCAAGCGGGAGAACCGCGACGTCGCCTCAATCAACCTGGGGCGGTTGCGGCATCCACTCTTCGGCCGTCGCCTGCACTGGTACAACACCACCGTCAAGCCCCGCTTCGTGGCAGATCCGATCGACAGACTGCGTGACCGCATCGGCGACGGTGCGGAGCGGGCCGCCAACGACACCGGCGACAGAATCGTGCGGGGGTGAGCGGTGGTCGGCCCTAGCGAACGCGACATCGTTGTCGATGTAACGATCAAGTCCGACACCCGCGGCGCCGACAAGGCTGCGAAGAGCCTGGGTGATGTCGACCGGGCTGCCGGCAGGACCGGCAAGTCGATGTCGAAGATGTCCGAGGAGTCCAAACTCGTTCAGGCCGAGATGGCCAAAACGACGACGAAGATCGAAGAGCTCGAGCGGACGATGCTGCGCACCGGCGACCGGTCGATGCAGAAGCAGATCGCCTCCGAGCGGCGCTGGCTGAAGTCGCTGTCGAA